AAATGTAATCGTAAGACATGCAGGTGGTAGAAAGTTAAAGATTGCCGATACAGACAGAGTACAAAGTGCTCAGAAAAATAGTCTTGTAGATAGGTGGTCAAGACTACACACCAATATGAATACTGGTGGGTACGGAGCATCACAGGCAATTAGTTTTCAAGCCCAAAGATTGGCTTTATTTAGAGATTACGAAGAAATGGATAACGATGCTATCATATCAAGTGCGTTAGATATTTACTCTGATGAATCAACAATGAAAAATGAGTATGGTAAAGTATTAGATATTCAAACTGAAAATGAGAATATTCATGATATTCTACATAATTTATTTTATGATGTATTGAATATAGAATTTAATCTTTGGCCGTGGGTTCGTAACCTATGTAAGTATGGAGATTTTTATCTCTACTTAGATATAAAAGAAAAGTATGGAGTTACCAATGTAGTACCACTTTCAGCATATGATGTTACTCGTGTTGAGGGAGAAGATCCAGAAAATCCGTATAGAACAAAGTTTATTGTTGAGGATGGAGATTCGAGACATAGTTCTTCAATGAGTCAAAATAAGGAAATGGAAAATTTTGAAATTGCACATTTTCGTTTGTTATCAGATGCAAATTTTATACCATATGGTAAAGGTATGATAGAAGGTGGTCGTAAGATTTGGAAACAATTATCTCTTATGGAAGATGCTATGTTGATTCATAGAATTATGAGAGCACCAGAAAAGAGAGTGTTTAAGATTGACATTGGAAATATTCCACCCGCAGAAGTCGAAAATTTTATGCAAAAGATTGTTAATAAAATGAAAAAGGCTCCTGTCATAGATACCACAACTGGTGATTATAATTTAAAATACAACATACAAAATCTTACAGAAGATTTTTTCCTACCTGTTCGAGGTGGAGATAGTGGAACACAGATTGATAGTTTAGCAGGACTAACATATGAGGCAGTAGATGATATTGAATACCTAAGAAATAAATTAATGGCATCCCTAAAGATACCAAAGGCCTTTCTTGGTTATGATGAAGCCGCTGGTAGTAAGGCAACATTAGCAGCAGAAGATGTAAGGTTTGCAAGAACAATTGAAAGAATACAGAGAATCGTTACGAGTGAATTAACAAAGATTGCAATAGTTCATTTGTATTCACAAGGATATACAGATGCAGACCTTGTTGATTTTGAATTAAATTTAAAAAATCCATCTACGATTTACGAAGAAGAAAAGATTGAGTTGTGGAATAACAAACAGAGTCTTGCTTCAAGTCTAATGGATTCTAAAATAGCAGACACAGAGTGGATTTATGATAATGTGTTTAAATTTTCAGAAGAAGAAAAAGAAAAAGTCAGACTTGGATTACTAAAAGACCAAAAACGGAAATTTAGATGGTCACAGATTGAAATGGAAGGTAATGATCCTGTTCAAAGTGAAGAAGCAGTTGGAACTCAAGGGGCGATGATGAATAATATGGGTGATGGAGAAGGACAGAGATTTTCTGGACCTCAACCACCAGGAGCAAGAACAGGAAGAACAAGTCGTGAATTAGATATGGATATACCAGAAGATGGTTGGCCAGGAAGTGGTCGTCCAAAGGAAGGACCTAAACACAAGAAGGATTCAAGTGTAAGAGGTCGTGATCCATTAGGTTCTCACGATAAGAGAAAAGGTAGTAGTGGTAGTCCAAAGTACGGACTTGCACTAGCTCACCTTGATAAATTAAAACAAGATTTAGGTAAAGTCAGTAAAGAAGAAGTAAAAATAATTACAGAAACTTCTGATGTAGAACAAGAATATAAGAATGAAGTATCATCGGGTAAAAGTGATACTTAAATGATGAATTATTAGAAGTTTTTATATTTATAGATGAAGAAATATACAATTTAGGAGCATGAATATGGCCCAACGTGTCAAACACTCGAAAATAAAGAATACAGGAATACTCTTTGAGTTAATATCTCGTCAAATCACCGTAGATATAATGAATGGTGATGAAAAGAGTAAATCAGTAGAAATGCTAAAAAAATTCTTTAATGAGAATACAGAACTTGGTAAAGAGAATCAACTCTATCAAGTTTTACTTAAAGAAAATTACAATTCTACCCGCAAGGCAGAAAAATTAGTAGAGGCTGTCTTAAAGTCAAGAGAAAAATTACAGAATAAAAGACTGCGTACTGAAAAATATAATCTTATTAGAGAGATTAAATCAAATTATAACGTAGAGGATTTTTTTAGAGCAAGAATACCTAATTATAAGGTTTATGCTTCTATATATAAATCATTTATTAGTGAAACTACACCAATATTTGATCCAGTAAATGAAGTTGAAAGTAACTTTTCTATCATAGAACACATTACTCGTAATAAAGTTAAGTCTAAAAATAAAGATAGTAAGGTCATTTCTGAATTTAAGAACGAAGATAAAGATTTAAGATTACTTTCTTATCAGTTAATGGTAGATAACTTCAACGGTAAGTATAAAAAGTTAAACTCTATGCAAAGAAATCTTCTAAAAGAGTACATTAATAACATTTCTAATACTAATTCTCTTAGAGAATTCGTAAATGGTGAAATTATAAAGGTAAAACAAATTCTAAGTAAGATTTTACCTAAAGTCTCAGATGATATCACAAAAATTAAATTATCGGAGGCTATAAATCAAGTAGACTCTATAACAAAAGGTAAGATAGTTAAGGATAAACAAGTTGTTGCACTAATGAGGTATTATGAACTTATAAAGGAGTTGAGGAATGTCGCGTCCTAACGGAGATACACTTCTTAATTTAATTCGTGAGTTAATTAAAAACGAATTGGATGAGGCAAATTCTACTGCAACAGCCGGTGGTGAATATCAAACACCACTTGCATTTAAAGGTGAGAAAAGAAAGGCGGGTAAGAAAAAGAAAAAGGCTGGATTTGATGGTGGACACCACGATCCGACCATCGGTACTGATAATTTCGAACCAGAGGACCCTAAGTTAAGAAAAGAATCGGTAGTAAGTGAAGAAAAGAAAAATTCTAATAATCTTTACTTAGAATTTACTGATGCTCTACAAGATTTCAATGACAAATGTATTAAGATAGCTGATAAAATCACTAAATTAAAAGGTGATAAGACCGATGGAAAAATTTTAATGAAAAATGTTAAAAAACATCTTATACCACTTAGTAAGTTAATGAATAGTTGGAACAGAGGAGCTCAAAGTAATCCACATTTAACTACTGAAGGTAGATATCACGCTTGGAGAAATGATAATACCTTAACACCCAAGCAAAAAATTGGAATGGCAATGAGAGAGACTCGTGATAATCTATCAGAGTTAGAACGAGTTGTCAAGTATAATGTAAAATTAAAAAATGAGTTAAATGTTGACTCAAGGTCATATTGGAAGAATACACATAAGGCTTTAAGTAAAATAAGTGAGAGATTAGTTAATTTAGCTAATAAGGTTGGACAACTACATTAAAGATTATGACATTCGAACAGAACAAAAAGTCTTTTATGGACTCTTTGTTCAGTATTTCAACGATGCTAAAGAGATGGCATACTGAAATACAGAGCAAAGATGTTGATAAAAACTATATGATTGAAAAGTTAACTGCGTGGATTAAAAAACTTGAAGAATTAAGACACGATATTATGATGAGGAAAGATAAGTGATAAAACTCGGAGATTTATTAACAGAGGCAAGTATTTCGGAAGAAATGGGAGAGCTAAAACTCTACATTGACAACGATTCGAGTCTATATAGACAAAGATACATGCCAATATTGAAAAATTTGTCAAAAAAGAAGAAAAAGGGTAATTATCGTAAAACATTAGCCCAAAAAGCATTCATGTATCTAATTGACGATGGTGCAAAACGATATGTTAGGTCATACGGTGGAAATCACTTAGATGTTTTCCCAAAAAGACAAAGAAAGCAGTTAGCAAAGGATTATGTAGAAGAATTTGAACAAATTTTTAAAAATCAAGAATATGATTTTATGAGATAGGAGATTAGCGTGTCAAAATTTAAAAAAATAATTAAAGAAGATTGGTGGAGTGATTTAAGTCCTGAAGGACAGGCAAAATACTTAAAAAGTAATCCTAATTCGAAAAAAGCACAATCGGCAAAAAAGAAAAAGAAAGATGAACCATCTGCAGCACCAAGTTGGACTGCTGATGATATGGATTCTATTTTTGGAACAAGAAATCAAAGTGGTGGGGGATGGCAAAAACCTCGTAATGATGCTGATAGAGCAGCTGATGATGAAGCAGATGATATGAAAACTCAAGACGCACAAGATTCAAGAGATGCGGAAGATAGAAAAGATGCAGGTATAAAACCAATTAAAGACGATAAAGATACACAAAGAATGGGATCCAGTGTATTAAGTAAAATCGGTGGTACTCAAGATCCAGATAGATTAGAATTACAAGGTACACAAGAAGCAGATAATGGTCAAACTATTATTCAATGGAAAGACAAAGAAGATGGAATGATGGTGGGTGTAGATGCACAAGGTAACATTTATCAAGATGGTGATAGGCAAAATTATGGTATACAAGTTAGCACACAAAGTGATGTGTTTGGAGATGACCAAAATGCACAATTATTGTATAAACAAAAGAAAGCCCGTGAAACTGGAGGTACAGATCCATATACAGGTAAAAAATATGATAAACCAACTGGAAGAACTGGAAAAGAATTAGACCAAGAAACTCTTACAATAGATGGTAAAGAATATCGTAAAATCAATGAAAGTGTAGAATCAAAACCAAAATATCAATTTTCAGAATTCTACCAAAGATTAAAGAGATAGGAGTAATATAATGTCAAAACAATTAATAGTAGATTATTTACCTTTTGAGATTTCAAGAGAACAGATAAACGAATCAATTAAACAGAATAATGGTCGTTTAGTGGTTCATGGTGTATTGCAGAGGTCAGATGCTAAGAATCAAAATGGTAGAGTCTATCCACATGAGATTTTGGCAAGAGAATCGAGTAAGTATGATGAGGGTTTCATCAAACAGAAACGTGCAATGGGTGAGTTAGACCATCCTGAATCATCAGTAGTTAATTTACAGAATGTATCTCATAATATTACCGAAATGCATTGGGAAGGTAAGAACTTAGTCGGTACGGTCGAGGTTCTTGGAACACCAAGTGGTAATATATTAACAGAATTATTTAAAGCAGGTATTAAGTTGGGTATCAGTTCTCGTGGAATGGGTTCAGTTCAACCAATGAGTGAGGGTGATGGACAACAAGTAGGAGATGATTTCGAATTAATAGCTTTTGATTTCGTATCAAATCCATCCACACACGGAGCTTTCTTATATCCTATGAAAGAAAGTGTTGGAAACGAAATACCAATTACCGAAGGTAGAACCTGTGGTAAGTATTGTAAAGTTGAAAGTATTATAAACGACATAATTAGAGGAGAGTAAAATGGCCAAACTAACAAAATTAATAAGTGAGAGTAAAGTCCTCAAACGAGAGTTTGGTGAAGCACTTCCTACTTTCAGTAGTGTAATGAAAAAACACCAAGAGAATAAATTTAAAGAAGATTTAGATGCTGTCGGTAAAGAGGATGATGATGTGGATAACGATGGTGATTCAGATAAAACTGATGATTATCTAAAAAATCGTAGAAAAGTAGTTGCTAAAGCTATCAAGAAGGATTCTGTAAAAGAAGATGCAATTCGTAAGCTTGTTCGTAACGAAATTAAAAATATAGTAGAGGCTGATGAGTTTGACCAACCTGTACCTGCACAAATAGAAAGATATTTAAAGAAATTTCTTAACGCAGTACAAGGTGCTAGACTTAATCGTAGAAGGGTAACAGCAATACTTGGTCGTGTTGTTAAACAGCTAAATATAGAACCAAGTGAATTGATGAGATATGTTAGAAAAGTCAAAAAGGGATTATAATGAATAAAGCTGATACATTTAAAATGAACAAAAATTGGAGAAAGTTTAGACTTCAAACTAATGAAGAGCAAAAAACAGAATCTAAAATTAAATCCATTGTCAATTCAGTAAATGAACAAAATTTAAAGAACTTATCGGAAGAAGAATTAAATAAATTCTACACCGAGGTTAAAAAAATTATAAAATAATGAAAGATGGCCACCATACTTGACCATATAGTGGTGAAGAACATCCAGTTTGGATGAAACACGAGGAAGAACCTTTGGACGATTACAATAAGCGTATGAAAGAATACATTAATGATATAGTCAAACAAGAAATTGTTAGTCTCGGTGAGGAAAAGAAACGAGATTACAAAAAAGAGTATGCTAAATATGGTTCATCCACTAAGGCTAAAAAATACAGAGCAGAATTAAATAAGTACAATCGTAAGAAAGGTACTTATGGAAATGGTGATGGTAAAGATGCCTCACACAAGGGGGGAAAGATAGTGGGATTTGAATCACAATCTAAAAACAGAGGACGAGCAGAAAAAAGTCGTTTGAAGAAAGAAGATATAAAAGAGAAATCAATACCACACGCAAATCCAAATTACAATATGGAAAAGACGATGCAAAAATTAGCAAAGTCATTAGGTATAAAATCCGTTGTGAGTATGTATACTGGTAGTGGTAGTTTGAGTTATTTTTTAGATGATGATAGAGAAGCAAAGAAACTACAAAAATTTTTAAAAAGGTCATTCAAGAGAGTTCGACTAATACCATTAGACAAATCAAAAGGTGATGACGCAAATTGGGTAGTAGCGGCAGATATGTTAGGATTTGAATCCATAAATGAATCGGAACAAGATAAGATAAAACAATATTTGATGAAAAAAGGTGATAATGAAAAAGACGCCACAGAAAAATTAAGATATTACGATATGGTTACAAAGATGTACAAGAAAGCCAACTCCACCAAAAAGGCTGAAATAATGTCATCATTATGGGCTAATGAAAATGTAGCACCTAATCACGATGGTAAATCAGCACCATATGGTAGTGGGTATGAAGAAATGGACGAAGGTAGGTCTATAAAAGAAAATCTAATACCATTTTACAAATACATGGGTGATTTCTACGGAAAAAAAGGTATTTATCCTGATAAGAAAGGTAGAGATTTGAAAGTTGGAGATATAAACAAAGCCCTTTCAGTTTATCTCAAAAAGTATTCAAATGACACTTTCACGGGCGATAGTATTGATAGAGAAAGAATCCGTGATATTCTAATCAAGATGAGAAAGTTAGATCCTGATTACTCTAAAAAAGAATCCGTAAACGAGGGTGTTAGTCAATCTCAGGCACAAGAGATAATGAAACAACTTGGTGGTAGAAAATTTGAAATGTTAATGGGTGTGAAATCAAAGGGTATCGGTAAAGATGGATTAATCCTACATATCGGTAGAAATTCAAAGAGAGTATCACACATCATTATTGATTTAGACAGAGGTAGAGATTTATACAACTTAACATTTGGAAAGATATACAAGTATCAATTCAAGGTCATAAAGAAACTTAAAGGTATATATGTAGACCAATTACATGATATGATTGAAAAGTATACTGGATTATACACAACATTTGGGAGTAGAAGATGAAAATATCAAGACTAAGAGAAATAATTAAAGAAGAAGTTCAAAGTGTTCTTACAGAGGGAACTCGTTGGTTGGTTGGTATTGAACAACCAAATGGTAAAATTCTATCCACATACGGACATTACGATGGTTATCCTGAATGGGCAGGTAAACACTTGAAAAAGTATTATAGAAATCCGGCAGTAGTAAAACAACTTTTAAAACTTGGAAGTGCAGGAATTTCTACAATTGGTAAGAAGATTAAAGGAAGTAAAGACCATTCATTTGAAAAACCTGAAAAAGATGTAACCGTATTTTATGGTAGAGATAGAGGTGAAAAGGGTAGAATGACAAGTAATTGGAGAAACAGAGACGCTGTAAAATTTGATAGTGGTGAGGAATATGCTTATATCTACAATATGAAAGAGAAGAAATGGTATTACAAATCACGATATTCAAACCCAAGAGATTGGACGGAGTTAAGATAGTGAAAAAATTAAAAGAAATATTACACGAGAGTAAGTACCTTAAAAGAGAGTTCGGTGATAAATTACCGACATTGAATAGTGTGACGAAACAACATCAAGATTCTAAAGAACCAATTAACGAATCTAAACTTCCTCAGTTTGGAAAACTAAGTGATGTATCCGATTATCACCGTAAGTGGGGAGATATGTTTAACGAGTTAGAAAGATTTAGAGATTACGGCCCAACAGAATCCGATATGTATGATTGGAATGATAGAAGTCATTACAACAATGTAACAAAAGAATTTCACGCTCATATGGATAAGGTAGGTAAGAAACTCAATTCCGCATTAAGAGATATGGAAAATTCTTGGAAGGTGTGGGATACAATTTTAAAGAAACATCGTAAGAAAGACAAATAATTAGGAGAAAGTAATGGCAAAATTAGATGCATATTTAAACTTAGATTCAGCAACTGGAAGTTTATGGACACATTATGATGGGGCAAAGTTCAATCAGTTAACTGGTTCAGCATTAGATACACAATTAGGATCATATGGGGCATTTGTATCAAATTCCGTCTATACTGGTCAGTATTCAGCATCAGATGGTTGGTCAGATACAAACAAGCAAAAATTAGCAGAATGGTGTAGTGAAACTGATTTAGTAACTTGGACACATAAAAATAATATTAGAGGTGTAACACCACCAGCAGTACCAAGATATCAAGAAGCACACACAGCTTCGATATGGTTAGAGAGCTGGGATAATAACGATAATGTATAATTAGATGCCTTTTAAATCTGAAAAACAAAGAAGATGGATGCACGCTAACAAACCTAAAATGGCTAAAAAGTGGGAAAAAGAGGAGGCTCTAAAGGAAAAGATTCGTGGTATTATTAAACGAGAATTAGAGGCAACAAATTCTTCTGCAATACCAGTTTATAAAACACCTATGGCATTTAAAAAATCTACATTTAAGGCAATTGGTATAGATGATGAAGATGATAGTGATGAATTATTAGGTGGGTTAAAGGATGTAAGAAAGAAAAACTCTAAGAAAGATAAAGAACAAAAAAAGATGAAAGAAATAAAAGACCACGAAGGTAAGATGGCAAAATCACAATTGGAAAGATCTATGAAGTATTCTAAGATGATTTACAATATGATACAGAATGTCGATAAGGGTAAGGGAGTTGAGTTTCCAGCTTGGGTTCAATCCAAACTAACTAAGGCAGAAGATTACTTACAGAGTGTTTTTAATTATTTAGATGGTAAAGACGGATTAGAGGATAAATTTCAAGAGGGTGTAACCATAAAAACAATTGTAGAGGGTGTTAGAGTAAGAAATGGTGAATCAGCCAAACCAGGTATGTGGGAAGTTTTTGACAACCATTCAGGTAAAAGTATTAAAGTGGTTAAAACAGCATCATCAGCTACAAGGTTAATGAATAGGTTGATGAATAGTGGTCAGTATAACGAAATTGCAACCAAATGGGTAGGTGAAACAGTAGATGAAGCTATGCCTATGAAGATGAAACCATTTAGTTCATCAGAGGCAAGACAACTTGTTAACCAAGACATTAAAAAGATGTCAAAACATTTAGGTAAAGCATCACAACAATCTATTAAACTTATGATGAATGGTGTAAAGGGTGGTAAATATACTGCAATGGATATATCAAGAGGTTTAAAAGAAGGACCCGCCGGTAGAACACATTTCGGAGAACTTGGTTTTCTACAACAATTGTGGAACAAAGTTCGTGATGGATTTAGAAGATATTCAAAAGACAAAAAACTCAGTTAGTATATATTTATAGTTGATTAAGGAGAATCAAAAATGGCTAAATTAAAAGATTTAATTAAAGAAAACGCAATGTTAGGTGGAGTCGTATCTAAACCTGCATTCTCAAATCTCAATATGGGATTTAGAACACAAAAAAGTTCCACAAAACTTACTGATATAGTAGAGGATGTTTACGGACAATCTACTCAAAAAGTAAATGTAAAGGAATTTGTACAAGAAATTGGACAATACAATTCCTATGGTAATGAGATTTATCGTGAAGGTAATCTTAAAGAATTAGCAAATAAACTTTCTCGTTTAGCAGAAACTGCAAAACAACATACTTTACAAGAAACCGAAGATTGGTTTGATAAAATCACGGTAAATCGTAATATGAAAGAACTAACTGGTCTCTCTGGTCAATTTAAGAAAGTTGCTACTGAGGCACAGGCATTACAAGAAAGAATGAGTGGTCTATATGAAGATATGGGACATATTCTTGGTAGATATTATGAAATTAATGAATCTAATCCTACTGATACTAACGAAAGTAATGGAGTGGAGGCAGACACAGTAAAAGAAGGTTCTTACGAAGATTTCTTTCAGTCAGCAATGAAAAAATTTAATATAAGTTCACCAGATGAACTTGATGATGATGAAAAAGTAAAATTTTTCAATTATGTAGATAAAAATTATTCTGCAAAATCAGAAACAGACTAAAAAACGGAGGTTACTTGGAAGTAAAAGTAAAAAAGAATAATGTAGAGTTCGCTCTTAGGTTATTAAAAAGAAAAATTAAAGATAGTGGTTTAATGGTAGAGTTGAGAGAAAGACAATACTATAAAAAACCATCAGCAAAAAAGTCAGAACAGAGAAAGTTGGGAAAGGTTCGTAATTGGATTAAACAACACCAAATGAATCCAGATTGGTGTGGAGAACCACCAACAGCAGGACTAAAAGAAAAAATTAAGAAAGAACGATTACAATACAAAAAATAACCGTTTTTCTAAGTTTTATATATTTATATACACAAGAATATATCGTTCAATCGCATACGATATACCGACTAATGTAAACCACATTAAAGTTCCTAATAACTTTATTAATTCCATTCCAAGTTTTTATGCTTGGGATAAACTCTTAGGAGAAAAATAATGGATGATCTTTTAAAAGACGCAATAGCAGATGCTAAAGCAGTCCGAGAGACCGCACTTGCAAACGCTAAAATAGCTCTTGAAGAAGCATTTACTCCAAGGATTCAATCTATGCTTTCAAAGAAGATTCAGTCTGAAATCGAAGATGAGGAAACTCCTCATGATGAAGATGAAATGGCTGGAGAAGAAGTACCTGAAGCACCTGAAGCACCTGCAGAAGAAGAACCTGAAGTGGCAGTAGAGCCAGAAGTTGGTGAAGAACCATCTGATGAAATAGCTGTAGCTGATGAAGAAGAAGATGCACCTCACGATGAAATCGCTGATGCTGATGAAATGGCTATGGACGCCGATGAAATCGCTGATGCTGATGAAGGTGAAGGACACGATGCTGATGAAGGTGAAGAAGATGTGATTGAAATCAATGGTGTAAAGTACGCCCCAGTAGTATCTGAGGAAGAAGAAGAAGATGCTGACGAAATGTATAAAGAGGAAGAAGAAGTTGATGAAGATGAACTCGACCTCGAATCTATTCTTAAAGAACTCGAAGATGAAGCCGATGAAGGTGAAGATGACGATGTTAATGAAGAATATGATGAAAATGCAGTCGGTGACGGACATGATTCAGACGAAGTTAAAACAGCTGATGAAGCTGAATTAGCCGAGAATGATGTATCTTCCGATATAGGTGCTGGTGATAACAAAGTCAATGATGAAGCAAATGACTCGTCTAAAACAGGAGCACAAGGTCCTGAAGGTGAAGGAAGTGATTCTGAATCTGGAAAAGAAGATGACAATCTTGAAGTAGTTGATGACTTAGTTGAAGTAAATGGGCAAAAGTATCGTGCAATTAAAGAAGAAGATGAGGAAGAAGTCAATGAAGAAGATGACAAAGACATCGAC